TAAATTAAAATTATTTTTTATTTTTTTTATTTTTTTTTAAACAAACTACCACTTAAACCACAAAGATCATCGTTTATTCTACATTCTTCTGCTTTAATGTAAAATATTTCTTCAGTATTTGTTTCATTGTTTATTAAAAATATATATCTAAAAAGTTTACAATAATATTCATTATCGTGTTTAAATGAGTATTTACAATCTTTACAATTTGGAACTCTTTTAACAACTGGTCTTAAACTTAAAAACATTTTAACAACAGGTCTTAAACTTATAACCATTTTAAATTTAATTATTCCTATTCTTTAAATAAATAAAGGTTTATTTATTCTTTTTACTTTTTTAAATTCAACATTATTTTCAGTTTCAGTTTCATTTGTTTCGATGAAATAACTTTTATTAACGGTTATCGTTTCACCTTTGGGTTGTGAAACCTTCCTTGGTTCACGTTTTTTGTGTTTTTGATATTCTGGAATATTTTCAATACCCTTTTCACGTGCTTCAAGGACTGAATCCCAAAACTTTTTCATTTTTGGAAGTTCCCTTGCAAACCATTCACGGTCACGATGGACTTCAACAATGTTAATAACAAAGTCATTGTCACTGTTACCTGGAATAAACTCGATAAAATGTGCAAGATCGAGATCACATATTTCCAAATTTAAAAGAACCTGAGAAAGATAATGGTGTGGAACCTCACCCATTACAATCTTCCTTTTCAATGGGCACTTTACTTCCAAAAGAATACCATCGGTTGTAATTCCATCAGGTGATCCACCCAACCAATCATGTTCAGGGTGAATAAGAAGTCCAAATGCAAGTACTTCCTTACCTTTAATTTCAGAATACTTCTCAATTGCAATGTCTTCATAATGCGTCCCCCATTTTGTTGCTGAATTACCTACAAATGGTTTAGGGTTTGCATTACATTTATCCATCAATAGACTCCATGGAGTCTTGTAAGAGTTTTCACCCAAAACAGTTGGCATATCACTTGCAGTAATTGCATTATTACGCTGATTAAACCATTCTGGACTCCTTTGTTCAAACTGGGGAATCTTAAGTAGTTCTTCAACCTTTTTATTCATAAAATTTCCTTTAACGTCACTACGTTCCTTTAACACCTCACTACGTTCCTTTTCCTTTTAAACAAAAATAAATTCTTTTCTTTAAATTGAAATGTTTTAATTTTACATTACCATTAAACCCATTGCTGCATAGTTATGCAAGTCCAATAAAGTGTCTTTTAATGTTTCATCATCAACAAGTGTTATTCCATTAGAATTAATTGATAAACACCTTTGAATTTTATCTTCAATTCTCATCAATACACCTATAATACCATATTTAGCAAAAGCATCTCCATAGTCTGCATTTTTTCTTTTGAAAAGTTCCAAGGCATTACCTTGAATTTCTTTCATTTGTTCAACCCGGTCTGTCATTTTCTTTCAAATTTTCTATTTCTTTAATTAAATTTTTAATTTAATTTTTAATTTAATTTTTAATTTAATTTTAAAAATTCTTCAATTTTCATTCGACGTTCCTTATTATTGTCATTTCGTAAAACAATAACAACCCTTTTACCTATTTTAATAAGTTTACCTTCCTTAAGTGAGTTAAACTTAACAGTGTCTCCCTTGTTAATAATTTTACCATTATACATTATGGATTCTTTGTCTATTTCAACACCTTCTGGTAAACCTGGATCACTTTGTTTACTTCTATTTTCACCTTCACCTTCACTTTGTTCATTGTAAACAAATGGTTCATCGGGTTCTGGATAATCTGGTTTATTACCTACAAAGATACGATCAACTCTTTTGGATCTTGGTTTACGTTTGGAATCTTTTTTACCAAATTGAAATTTATTTTTTAAAGTTTTTTTTTTTGCTTTATTAGTTTGTGGCGTTTACATTCAGAAATAAACTTTTTATAAGTTTTTCCACTACGTTTGATTTTACGACCAGTAACTGGGTTTTTTGATTTATTCTTTAAAAACAACCGACAAACCTTCTTGGAAAATCTTTTAACGTCACTTTTCCTTTTAACAGTTTTTTTGGTTTTTTTGGTTTTTCTTCCAAATCTCGATGCACTAGGTGCTGAAACTGCATTTGAACTGTAAAGTGGTGAAATAAACTGTCCATTCTTAAAAGTTGGCGGGTAAGAACTCAACCCAAATTCATAAGTCAATGGGTGATCACCATTAACCATTGTTTTAGATATACCTGCTATATTTTGTATTGGGTACCCCCATGCAGATGTTACACCTGTTACCATTTTATCTTTTTTTACTTTTAACGAAGATTTTTAAAATTAAAACAATTAAAATAATTAAAATAATTAAATTTTTGTTACATAATAAAAAATTAAAAAGTTGTGAATCCCAACTATGCCATGAGGACCCTTTTATAGGTTTGATATATTTATTATCTACTACACATAAATTTTTATTTACTTCACATATACCACAATTAGTCTGGATATTTATTAATTCCTCAACATAATTTTTATTTTTATCTGCAACCAATGTTATTAGACCAGGACCTGTACTATTCATTATTTCAAAGTGTTTTGTTAAAGATTTATAAAATGGTAGAGGTTTTTTCATTTCTTCAATACATTTTAACCAAAACTGACTTTTAGGTTGTGAAACTAAAAATGAATTTGTAAAAGAATAATTAGTTGTAGATGAATGAATTAACCCAACTTCTTTTGTTAATTTAATGTCATCAAATGATTTATTACAAATATAATCAAGATCTAAATAAATACCTCCATAAAGATAAAGAACACAATATCTTACAGCATCTGCTTTTTGAATTGGATACTTAAATGACTTAAATGTTTGATAAAAATCTGGAAAGTATTCTTTTACAATAGAGTCATTATCTGAGTCTGTTAAAAGTGTATATTTCCAATTTGGATTTTTTTGAATAACACTTTGTTGACCTTCTTTCCATTGTTCAGGTACGTTTTCAGTTTTCCATGTTTGAAATATATTTCTTGGAAAATTCATTAAAAATGATTTTTAATTAAAATAAATGTATATTTTAAATAAAAAAAAAATCTTTAATTTTTTAAAAAATATTATAAATAATATAATATCTCGAAATAAAAAATTAATTAGAACTAGATTTAGCAACTATCATACTGTAATGTAAACTAATAGAAATGTTAATTAAATGTTAATTAAATGTTAATTAAATGTTAATTAAATGTTAATTAAATGTTAATTAATTTATAATTCAAACATTATTTTAGTTTCACTTCCTTTTTTAACAGAGTTATTTAGTTTTATTTTATTAATTTTAGTATATTTATACTTAAAAGATAATAAAGTGATAATTTGTTCAAAAGATATATAATTATTATTAATAATTGTTTTCATAATATTTTTTAATAAACTTGATTTACAACCAAATATTTCACTGTTTTGATAAAATGTTAAAATAAAAGAATTATCTTTATTTTGAAATATTAACTCTGTACCAAGTGGTATTTTTGATATAATATCATTTATATTTGGAATAAAATACCTTCCAGTTATTTTAATGATGTATTCAAATTTATTTAAATTTAAATAATCAAATGCTTTTAATATACTTGTTGCTTCATGGTAAGATACAGGATATCTTAAATATTTATTTTCTTGTATATAAGAATAAATAAATATTCTTGGATTATTTTTAAATTCTGGAAAAGTATATCCAGAACTATTTACTATATAAATATTAATTGAAGTTTTATTTAAATAATTATTAATAACTTCGTTGTACATTTTTATACGTTCTTCTTCATTTCCTATACCATTAATAGATTTTGTAATTGTACAAGTTGTTAATAGAACACACACTTTACCTGGGTTAACATAATTACTTGAAATAATTTTATTATTTTTTTGAATAAATGTTAAAATTATTAAAATTATTAAAATTATTAAAAAACCCCTTTTCATTTATTTAATTACTTTTAATAAATTTTTTTATTTTAAAATCAAATTAAAATTATTTACTTGTTTTAGGAGTTTTCCAGTCTTTGCCATAAAGATATTCAAGATAATCTTCACCAGGTACATAAAACTCTGTATTTAAAAAGGTAATTGGTTTTATATTTTTTAAATAAGGTATAAGATTATTACACCTTGTATCATAATTTGTATTTTTAGTTCTATTTGCTGTACACTTACCATTTATTTGAACTATATCTACATCAACTTTTTCATTTTTTCTAATTAAAGAGAAAAAATTTTTATTATTTACAAGTTCTGCAACTACAAAACCATTTTTTAATAAAATAGGTAAAACTTTATTAATAAATATATCACGGTATTCATAATTAAATGAAACATCAATGTCATCATCCCATGGTAATATTCTATTTTCTCTAATTACACCTAATGCAGTTCCTTCAGATAACCAATAAAATATATTAAATTGTTTTATAATTGAATTAAATAAAAGTAAATTTTCTTCACAAACTGAAATATTTAATGGAACAATTTGATATTTATGAAGAGTTTTTATAATCTTATTTCTATAATAATCACATACTCTAAATGAAACACCATTAGTTGGTGAAACTGGTATAAATAATAAAATAATTATTAAAATAAATAAAAACCCCTTTTTCATTTATTTTAACGAATTATTTAAATTTGAATTAATTTTCTTCTTTAATCTTTGGTGCCAAACAAAATTGCAATTTACCTAAATTGGCAACATTGTATTCAATAACCAATGGATAATTTTCCTTTAAGAAAATTTCAACGGTACTGCATAAATTGGTACTCTTGGTAAAACTGTTGAGGTACTTAAGATCAAATGTCTCCGATACATTTTGATTTTTCTTTGAAAAAATAAGTCCATTTTGTGCCTCACCAATAATAATCTTTTGGGTAGCAAAATCTCCATTTGATTCAAGTATAAACTTTGATTCTGTACTGCTGATAAGAACCTGGTTGGAAATTACCGAAAGATCTCTACAGTATTTCTGAAGATCAACCGAAGGCATTGATATTACAGAATCATAAGCAATATCGGGTATTTCCAACTTTTCTTCAGAAATATCAAGCATCTTCAGGTAACTTTCTGTAATTGTATTTTTTTCCTTATTTTCAATTCTGATACCAAGTTCATTCATATTGTTTTTTCTGATAAAAAGTGTCAGAACATCATTGTTACCAACAGTTTTTAACAATTTGAAAAAATAAATCATATTTATTCCACACATTTGTTTTGATGAACAATAATATTCTTCAAAGTTGTCTTTGAGGAGTCTTACATAGACCAATGCAACTCTTGCATTATCCATAGTCATGATTTTAAATCCATTTGAGTCAAAAAACAAGTTAATGTCGGTAAGTACCTCTTTTAAGGACTCGACAAGGATTTTAATACTTTGAGATTGAACAGTTTTAATAAAAAGTTGATATTCATCCATTTTTAAAATTTAAACTTTAATTTTTTAAGTTAATTAAAATATTTCTTCATCGAAGTTATAAGATTTTACTAGTTTATTTGAAATAACAATATCTAAAACAATATCTTCCAAACATTTTTCAATGTTGTCATAATTCAGTAAGATGTCTTCAGGTGTAATTGAATGGTCATTGTTAAAGAATTTTTTTATATAAATTGTTATATATTCTGAAATAACAATGTCATTTTCTTTATATTTTGCAATACCTAAAATAAGATCAATGTTTTTTGAATTTTTATACTGAAAATGGGTATTCATTATTTTTTGATCACTGGAATAGACATTTATGTACTCCTTTTCATTTAAATTATAAGTAATATAAAAACGCATTTCTGAAAAAAGATTAAATAATTTAAGATCTATATTAACAAGAAAGTTATTTAATTTATAAAATTCTTCAATGGTACTTTCAAATGTTTCATTTAAGTTTAGTTTTCTATTGATGTATTTTACAAGACGTTCATCTATTTTACCTTTAATAATACCTTTTTCAGGAAAGTATCTCCATGAAGGTTGTGTTTTTTGTACATTTGGTATATCTGGAAAATAATAATCAAATGTATTGTAATCAGTTATTTTAGCAACAAAATTGATAAACCTTACAGGATTTTTAATACCATTTTTTACCTTTTCTTTGTTTTCCTTTTTTTCTTTTTTAAAATTTAATTTATTTAAGTTTTCTTTCAGGAAAATCCCTAACAAAAATCCATGTACAAAATTTAACTTCATTCCTTTCGTTCCTTTCGTTCCTTTTAGTTTTTTTATTTTTTTAAGTGGATTTAAAGAAAAAAAAGAATTAAGTTAAAATAAATAAACTTTAAACTTTAAACTTTATGGATAACGAAATCATTAAAAAAAAGAGGGGTAGAAAACCAAAAAATTGTTCAATTGAGGAAACAATAATTTTGGAAAAAAAGAAAAGAGGTCGTAAGAAGAAATATGAAATAGAAAATTTTGATAAAATAGTTAATAGAAATGAAATAAACAATTTTGATCACAATATTGTTTATTCCGATGATGAAGAAACTGTTTCAAATGAAAATATTAAAAAAGTATCATTTGGTAATTTAAACATAACAGTTAGTAAAAAGAATGAAACAGTTTCAAATGATAAAGAAATATTCAAAGAAATAATTAAAAAATCTTCACAGATGATAAATGAACAAACTGATTCAGATGAAGAACATGAAATACCAATGGAAGAAATGGAACAAATTATAAATGGAACAAAAGGAACAAATGGAACAAAAGGAACAAAAGGAACAAATGAAACAAATGGAACAAATGGAACAAATGGAACAAATGGAACAAATGAAACAAATGAAAAAATTAACAAAAACGAAAAATTTAATAAAAATGACCAAGTTTATAACCAAACTAAAAATTATGTAACCGATTTTACAGAAAGTATAAAAGAACAGTCTGTAAAACGTTTACGTGTTGTAAGATGTCTTACTGACCTTATACCTGGGTCAAATGAAGACGACTCTGAATGGCCATCTCAAACCGATGTTGCCTGTTGGTGGTGTTGTAACCAGTTTGATTGTCCACCATGTACATTGCCTACTAGGTACGATCCAAATAGAAAAAGATTTACCTTTATTGGAATCTTTTGTTCATGGAGTTGTACAAAAAGTTATTCATTTAGTATGAATGATCATCAGAAAAATGAAAGAAGTAGTTTACTTTGTTTTTTGGTACAGCAATTATACGGGGTAAAGGAATCATTAATGATTAGGAGTGCACCTCCTCGTCAAACCTTAAAAATGTTTGGAGGATACATGGACATTGGTGATTTTAGAAGTAATAAGGGTCTTGTTGAATCATTTCACATGAATCTAATTAAATATAATTACATTCATCCTGAGATAACTGAAATAAAAAATTTAAAAGTAAAACCTGAAAAGAAAAATTTAAGAATTTCAAGAAACTAATTTAGATTTCAAGAAATTAATTTTAATTCTTTAAAACCATTTTTAAAAAGAGATAAATACAAAGTGTTACTATAAAAAACATAAGATAATTTTGTATATTTGAACAAACCGTTGTTGAATAATTTTCTCCAAAATATTCTTTAAAACTTTGTTTAACGTTACCTGTGTTACCTACATTATTCATTTTATTTGGTACAAACCCTGTACTATCTACCGTTGATTTTAACCATTCTGGGTGTTTCACTATGACATAGTTTTTAACAATGTCTTCAAATTTTGGATGTTGTATAATTTTTAAAAGGTCGATATCTTTATCTTTAGATTCGTCTTTAACAAATGAAACACTTGTTGAATCAGATTGCCCAACTCTTTTATAAGTTTCTTTTTTATCGTTATTATTTTTTAAAAGTGTAGAATCTGTTATTAAACTTCTTAGTTTTGCAATTTCTGATTGTGTATCTTTTATTTGTTCTGATCCAAGGAAGTATGCTTCTCCTAAGGGTGCGTAATTAAGTCTACTCATCGGTTTTAACAAAACCTTTTATTTTTTTTTCAATTTAAATAATATTCAATTCTAATCCACCACCTTTACCATTTTTACCACTTTTATTTTTTCTAACGGTTACACTTTTTACTTCCGATAGATTACTTATT